CGGACTGCACCCGAGCCTTCTCGGGGAACCGGACGGTGCCGTCGGACTGGGTGAAGCCCTTCACCAGCGCCTTGAACTCGGCGGAGTTGGTGACCAGCTCGCCGAGCGACTTACGGACGGGCACCAGTGGGGTGTCAGGCACCTCAATGCCGAGGGCCTTCGAGAAGTCGAGTGCCTTGGACATCACCTCCTCGTCGGCCTTGACGGTCTTCACCGTCTCCAGCACGTCCTTGAGGGTGTCCATCGACTTCTTGTAGTCGGCGGCCTCGTCGTCGGTCATCTCGCGGCCCTCGTCGAGAGCCTTCTGCGCGATGTCGCGGGCGTTCTTGGTTTCGTGGTCGGCCCGTTCCTTGAGGGCGGCCAGACGTGCACTCATGCGCGTTTCTCCTTCGGAGTTGTTGGTAGTTAAGCGAATTCGACTTCGATCTGCGCCGAGATCGCTTCCAGCAGCGCCGAGGGGTCGACGGACGACTTCTGGCTGGCCTCACGAGGCTGACCCTCCGGGGTATCCCCCGCAGGCGCTTGGCGAGACGCGTCAGGGCCGCTGGCCTTCTCCTCGTCAGATGTGCTTTCGAGAGCACCGAGCACCGTGCCGATGGCAGCGTGTGCATCGCGAAGTGCACTCTCGTTCTTGGCCGAAAGCACGCGGCCAGCTTTGACCTCCTGAGTGACGTGGTCGAGGATCGACTTCACCGCCACCACCGAGGTGTCCTGATTCGCCCCGATCGGGACGAACGAAAACTCGTAGACCTTCAGCTCACGCAGCTCGTTGGCCCGCACGCCATGGTCGAGCTCGACACCAGCCTCGTCGATCACGTCGTACGCGAAGGACAGCTGATTGAGCCTGCGGCCCTTCACAAGCCGATAGACGTGGCTGCCCTTGGGCGATTCGAGGTCGAACATGCCCTTGACCCACCAACCGTGGTTGTCCTCGCCCATGTCCTGGGCGCCGGCCACCCAGAAGTCGGGGTCATCCATTCGATGCCCGAACAGCCCCGGCAGCACCAGGCCCGAATTCATCCAGGTTTCGATGTCCTTCAGGAACGCACCTGGGGCCACGATGTCGCCGTACGAATCGGGGATCTTGACGAAAGTCGATGGGTAGACGATGAATTCGCCGTCCTTCAGCCCATCCTCACGGCCAGCCTTGATGTTGGTGGCGGGGGTGTTCTTGGTGAGCATCAGTCCTCCTGCTCGTCTTCGTCTTCGGGATCCGGCTTATCCGTCGGAGTCATCGCCGGTTTCGGATCTTCTTCGGCCTGGATCGGGTCCCGGTCGCCGTTCTGGGTGACATTCAGCGGCTGAATCAGCTCGTCGCCGCCCTCGACCGGCGGCATATTGGCCAGCGCACGGCCCTCGTTGATGGTTCGCCACGGCCCGCCGACCGACCGCGTGATGGACTCATCGCGCTTCTCGACGTTGCCGCTCAACTTCTCCATCAGGTTGAACTCGATGTAGAAGCCCTCGGGCTTGACCGGCTCGAACTCGGGCAGCAGCTGCAACTCGATCTCGTCTTGGAACATCGACAGCCAGGGCCCGAGCGTGTCCTGGTACAGCATCTGGTGCTGTTCTTCGATGTTCGAGAACGTCGCGTGATCCAAGATGCCGATCATTGGCGGCGGAATGAAGTACGTCCGCGCCACCTCTTCGTCCGTCAGCTTGCGGGACTCGATGTACTGCAGATCCTTCGCAGTCTGCGACGCCGCGGTGAACGTCATACCGTCCTCGAGGAGAGGGGTACCGCCGCCGTTGGCAGCCATCGCGCCGGCGTACTTCGTCTGCCAATCCTTCTTGAACCTTTCGCGCGCATCATCCGACCACTGCGGCGCCCCCTCTGGGCGCGTGATGAAGCCGGAGTGCCGCGCGCCGTTCCGCATGATCTGGTCACGCATCTCCGACGCGGTCCAGTCCTCGCGCAAGACCTGGCGCAGCGACTCGATCGGCGAGACACCCGCGTCCGAAATGCCGCCGTATCCACGGAAATAGACGATCTGGTCGGCGGGGATCATCCGGGCACCCTTGGTGCCGCGGAACTCGAACTCCTCGGGCGTCATCCAGTTGTCACCCTTGGGCGTGACCAGCGGCGCCGGCAGATGGATGAGCTTGCGCTGCCCGTCTGCGGCCTTGATCTTCCACCAGTAGGCGCAGTCGTAGATCGCGAAGTCGTGCACCAGGGTGTTCAGAAAGCGATACCGGGTCGTGAACCTGTTGGGCTGCTGCATCAGTCGCGCCAGCGGGTGTGCAGTCACACGTTTGCGATCGGTGTCGCCGCGCCGCTCGAACATGTGGATGCCGAGCTGGGCGATGTTGCGGCCGAGGAACGATACCGTGCGCCGCACAGAAGGCTGTCGACGCCAGATCTCGAAGTAGTCCATGGCAACCCACGGCGACAGGTCAATCTTCTGGACCGCGGGCACGCTCGGCCGCGACAGGCTTTGAATCGCGCCTGCTGACTGTATGAAAGGCATCTACTCGCCGCCCACGATCTGGATGTAGTCGACGTTCGCGCGCTCGATCAGAATCTCGCCATCAGCCTGGGCCGGCTGCATCTCCGGCTCGAACACCGTCGCGGACTTGACGATCAGCCATGTACCCCGCACGTCAGTCAGGACGCCAGACACCGCCGAACCGGAGTACAGCGACACCAGTACCTTGCGGTTCAGACCGGGATGGCGCCTACCCCACATGGAAAGCCGCCTGTCGAACCTCCCGCTGACGTTGCTGGGCCAGGTCGCCGTTCACCACCGGCCCCTTGGTACCGACAAGGATCTGGTAGTTGATGCGCGGGCCCGGGTCAAGCCGATCCGCCCAGCGCCGCAACGCCTTCGCCATCTGTCGCCTCATACCACCATCAACCCCTCGTCCTCGTAAGCCGACCGCAGCACCGGCTCAACCGGTTTCGTCGCGCCCCACGTCGCCTGAATCACGGTGATCACCGCCGAGCAGTCGTTCTGCTTCCTGTCCAACACCCAGGCATCGCCCAGGTTCTTCTTCTGCGCGATCGCCGCAGCCTCATCCAGCGCCGGCGACGGCCGATGCCACACGCGGTGGCCCCGCAGCTTGTCCAGGTAGTCGCCGTACGCCTGCGTGAGGTCCGCGCCGCCGAGCTCGACGACCGGAATGCCGGCTTCACGCAACATCTCGATATGCCCGGACGCCGGAGCGCCACGAGCCTGGATCACCACACCGACGAACTTCGACCGGTACCGCTTCCCGTCGACCTCGATCGGGCCGGCCTCGTCCTCGATGAGACGCTTCGGATCGAGGAACCACGGCAACACCCAATCCGTGCCGCGGGCCGCCGCAATGACCTCGTTGTGCCAGCCGTCAGCCCGCTCGGCCGCCACGCCGATGTAGGACTTCGTCCGCTCGAAATTGATGTCGAGCGACGCCCACAGGGGCGCATCCTCGCGGCGTCGCGACGCCTTGTCGGTCGTGTCTTTCCAATCCGGCGCCGGCAGGATGCCCGGCTTCAGCGTCGACACCCACATGCAGCAGTACTCGGTCTGGAACCCCGAGATGTTGTCGTTCTGCATCTCCTCCAGGACGCCCTGCATGTCACGCAAGGTGTGCCCCGGCAGGTAACCCATCCCCGGGTTCGCCATTGGCCAGTACCGCGGATCCGTGAAGTCCACAGCCTCGCCGGCCTCATCGACCTCCGGGATCGACCACTCCGCCAGGAACACCTGAGTGTTCACCGTCGCACCGGTCTCGATCTTCCCGATCGCGGCGTCACGCAGCGACCGCAGCACCACCGACGACGCATCGCCAGCATTCGACGCACCCACGTTGAGCGAACGCGGCCGAGACTTCGTCGTCGGCGTGATCGCGTTCCACGCTTCCCACGTCTGGTGCTCGCGCAGCTCGTCGAGCATCGCCAGATCCACCGATAGCGACCGGCCGCCCTTGCGGGTCGTCGGCGTCGTCCGCCACTCGCGCGGATTTTCCGCGCTGGGCGTCTCCAGCGGCTTGAGGCCCTGCGCCCTGCGACAGTCGTTGATCGACTTCAGCTCTAGGTTGAACTTGCCGTTCGTCGTCGAGTGGCGCCGATACTCGCGGCGCAGAAGACGATTCGCCTTCACGTCCGCAATAGCCTCGGCCAGCGTCTTCTCGGCCAGCGCCAAGTTCTGCGCGGTGATCAGCACCATCTCGGCGCCGTCCAGGTACATCTTCCACAGCCCAAGACCCTTGAGCCACTGGGTTTTTCCGTTCTGGCGCGCAATCAGAATGATCAGCGTGCGAAACCGGAACCCCAGCCCGGTCTCATCCTTCTCCAGGGCGTGGATGTACAGCCACTTCTGATACGGGATCAGCTGCCAATGCAGCACGTTCTCCAGGAACTCGATGCACTCGAAACCCCACGACGTATCAGGGTTCAGCCCGCAGCCACACAGGCAACCATCCGTGCGTTCGGTGTCGCAGTTCGACGGCAGCGGCGGCGTGAATAGCCGCGGAGTCGTGCAGCCTTTAGCCGGCGGTGCCGCGACGAGCGCGGAGCTTCGAGAGCTCATCGACAGGCTCCTCGCTCTCCTTAGCGTCGCTATCGTCGCTGGTCAGAGGCGTGGTCGTCGGGGCTGGCAACGGTGTGGCGTCCTCGTAGAGGTTCTGTAGCCGCGCGTTCTGGTCCAGCATCTTGCGGCACAGTTCAGCCGACTTGTGATCACCCTCCAGCGCCCGACCGAAGTGCGCGTTGAACAGCCGGTCGAACCGCTCCTGATGCACCGCGAGCGCTTCCTCGGTCAGCAGCGCGCGCCGTGACGCCCCGGCCGCCAGCGCCGACCGAACAACCCGCTCCACCTGCCGCGCTGACAGCTCCACCACCTGCGCGATGCGCGGATACGACGCGCCCGCGATCCACAGGTGCAGAATCTTCTGCTCCCGCTCCACCCGCTCAGCAGCCTTCACCGCAAGCCCCCGACCAGCACAAACGCTCCAACAAACATGGTCACCAGTCCTCACTCGGCGCACCCAGTTGAATGAACGGCGCACTGTTGCCGCGGCGCTTGTTGCAATCCAGATGCGACGGCCGGAAGTTGGCCGGATCCAGCGCCAACTCCGGAAACTCGCTCACCGTGTGCGCATGGTCGAGGCTCCACGAGTCTGGATGATCCGACGGCAGGCTGTAATCGATCGGCTTACCATCCATCCAGCACGGAAGCTGCTGGTCAGCGCAGTGCGCCCGAAACTCGGCCCGCAACTCCCGATACCGGCGCGACCCCCGAATCGCCCGAATTTCCTGGTGCGTAGCAGGCAATTTGCTGCACCTCCTCGGCGTGCATGACCCATGCATAAAGCCCTGCATAACCATGCGAATCGCGACATTTTCTCGCGGGGGGAGAGGATGCCTACCGCGGGGGAGGTTTCCATTTGCGCTGGTCAGAGCGATTTATACCCCATACCCCGTCTGACCTGCGGTTATGCGACGTTCCCGCTGCATAATCCGTGCATGGTTATGCGCATGGGTCATGCATATTCATGCATCGGGATGGATGGTTGCCCTGGCATGGTGTTTGCTGAGCGAGAGTTTCCGGGCATGGTCGATCAGTCCCAGGCGATGCGGCAAGAGTATCACCGAGGTTGGGTTGACCACCGGTAACCATGCCTTATGTCGGCCTGACCGGCACCCAGACTTTGCCGTTGCCGTATACGTCGCAGTCCGGCCCGTACAGCCAGTAGCCACCTTGCTCCTGCTCGTAGGGCCGCAGCTGATCCCACGTCAGCGGATGGTTGTCGTTGCTCATCTCCGTGCCTTATGTCGGGTCGGGCGACGTGCGGAACGGGATATGGACGCCCGTCTCGCATTGGTAGTGACACTCCGCTAGGCAGCGGGAGCACTCGCAGTCACACCACCTGATCGGCACCAAAGCTTGTGGTGGGAAGTCGAACATCACCGCTCCTTATGTCGGGTTGTCGGCCTCGAATCGAGCCACGTACTGGCGGTACGACTCCGCGATGATGGGGGAGGATTTGACCGGATACTTCCCGCCCTCACTCAACCCGTCAAGCCACTGCTCGTAGGTCATCATGGTTCAGCCCGCCAGGAACCGCTGGCGCAGGATGTCGAGTCGCGCGGTGAGGACTACTTCGGCGTCCCAGTGGTTGAGGCGCTGAATGGCCACCAGGGCGGCGATGGCGGTGTCAGCCAGCTCGTAAACCACGTCCTGCCCACTCCACGGGTCGGGGGCGTCGGTGGGTGGCCGCTTGACGTGGCGCAGGTACGCCTGGGCGGCTTCCCCCGCTTCCTCGGACACCTTGAGCATCTGGGCCCATTCCGGGGTGCCCTGGTCGATGGTCCATTGCGCCAACTGGCGCACGGTGGTCATCGGGTCGTCGCAGCCCTCGAAGTCGGGCAGGCAGACGGGCTCACTCATGTCGTTCTCCTCGTTTGCTGGTTGCCGATAATGTCGCGTTCTGTCATCGCTTGCGCGCCGCCGCTCCGGTGGCCACGCGTTGCGGTTTCTCGGCCCGCAGCCTGCGCACATCTGACCAGCGGTAGAGCGGCTGGTCGTCGGTGCTGTGTTGGGTGCCGCCGTGCCGTCCGTTGGGTCGCAGCCAGCCTCGGGGCTTGAGCCGGCCGGTGTTGCGCCAGCTGCGCAGTGTGCGTTCGGATACGCGGCAGTCATCAGGCTGCCACTTGTTGGCGCGGAGTACATCATCCCAGGTGAGTAGCTTGCGCTCAATGTCGTTCTGCTGCAACAGCTTCAGCCGGTTGCAGTTGTGCGTGCTGCGGCATGTGCGGCAGTAGACCTCGACCGCGTCCTCGATGGCGTAGAGGTCGGTGCCGCACGCCTTGCGCGCCTGCTCGTCCCAGGTTGGGCAGGGTCCGAGCCAGACGCGTTTGGCGGGCCGGTCGATCACCCGCTCGATGCGCTTGACGTAGGCCAGGATCTCGCCGTGCACGTGGCCCGCTGACTCGTCGCACGCGATGGCGCCGACGTTGGCGGCCAGCCAGCGCGCACAGCCCGAGGCGCTGAGCGCGGGCACGGCCTGGCCGCGGGATTCGCATAGGTCCCGCACGATGGTGCTCAGCGCGTTGTTGAGGGCGTCGAGCAGTGTGGATGCCTCGCCTTGCTTTGTGGCTCTGCCGTTCTCGACGTCG